TGTTGTCTCTGTTTTCTTTAATAAGTTGTGCAAAAATTTTCTCTCTTACATCGTCTTCTAAATCAAACCACCGTTTTCTGTGGAAAACAGTTTCTTCCATCTCTGCAACTCCAGCCTCAATAGACTGCTGCAAAGCAGGTGCAATAATTTTAGATCGTTCGTGCTGTCGAATCTTATCTTCTGGGCCACCGTGTTGGCCTCTCCAAAGACGATAATATTCTTGCCAACGATTTTGATGTTGACGATTTCTGGCTTCTTCCCAATTATCTACTTTGTAGGTAATCCACCCTGTTAGTTCTGTATCGACGGGTTTCATTTCGGGGTCTGTGTTCCCGTTGTATCCCTCTACGATGTTAGTTACTGCCATTGTACGTCCTTTTACATTCCGCTAACAGGATCAAGAGCTTCCCACTCTTCTACTTCGCTGTTAACTCTCATGTCGTATGGTGTTACTGCAATCTGGTCTATATACGCCAAACTGTCTATCATGTCATCATGTGACATAGGGTTTGGGAAATCTAAAAGTTGCTCTGTTATTTTTGATAAATATGCGCCAGGAGCAAAGATTAGTCTACCTTGTTCTAGTCTTCCTTGTAGCGCCCAGACAATCCTGTCTGCTTTTTTCTGATTACCGTGAGAAAGTTCTACAATGTATGGGTATACATTTAACCTTCTCATGTTATCTTGTAGGTAAGGCATAAGAGCGTTTTTTAACGCTCCTTTTTCAATTCCTAACAATTTTGGTCTGTATTTTTGTGCAGCCCTTAATATTCTTAATGCCGTTTCTCTTACGTTCCAACGGCCTGTAATAACATCGTGGACATACCACCCTGAATTAGAAACTTCTACAATAGATATAGCAGTCTCGTCTAATCTTTTAGTCCTGCCTTGAGAAATACCTTTTACATCTTCGTATCCCGCAGGGTCTACGCTCATGTATATATCGCCAGTTTCTCTAGGTTTGTCTTCTACTTCTATCATGTCAGACTTAAATACTGTGCCTCCAAAAGAGGCAAAGTTAGCTTCAAACTCTTGTCTAACGTACTCTAACGGCATATCTTTTGTAGCCATTAACACTTCTTTAGGGTCTAAAAACGGGTTGTCAATAGATTTAAACGTAAATGCTTCCCAATCTTCTGCATCTAGCCCTTCTTGAGCGTTAATAAAAAGGTCATAGAAGTGGTTTTTACCGTTAGGAGTTCCAATAAAAAGAGCGCCGCCGCGAACGTCAGCTAAAGTTGGACGTATTATAGAAGTCCAAACTTCTTCTTTCATAAAAGCATACTCATCCATTACTACATACGATAGCCCTACGCCTCGAAGAGACTCTGGTCTATCAGAACCTTTTAAATGTATGGTTCTGTCGTTAAGTAAAGTAATAATACCTTCGTTTTCTCGTACCTTCTTAGTTATTGGAGCAGCCATCTGTTTAAGAGAGTGCCACATAATGTCTTTAGCTTGGTTAAACGTAGGAGCTATGTAATAACAAGCTTTATCCGACAAATTGTAACCAAACTCGTTAGTTTCTTCTAACGCTTTGCATATTAGCTTAACTCTAGCAAGATAAGACTTGCCGAATCGTCTTCCTGCGCCAACAACCTTAAATCTACTATCAGAAGTAAAAATAGCTTGCTGTGCAGGATGTAACGAAAAATTAAGCTCAGTAGGCATACGGCTTTGGCTTTCCTTTCTTTTTACCCACGTTACTTACCGCCGTTAGAAGTGCCCTTTGCAGGGATTACTGTTGCTGCAGCAGAACTAGCTGCGTAATAAAGAGTTCCATCAGAAGCGGTTCCGCCTTGATTATTGTTTCCGCCTGACTTTCCTGCGTTAGCATAGTCACTACACTGGTTTTTATTCATTTTCGTCTATCTCCTCAAAGTTTGCATTAATTGCTGTATCTTCATTTAAACTAACGTCTTCTAATCCTTTAATATTGATTACAATGCCGCCAGAATCCTGTGCGCCGTAGTGTTCTACGGCTTTTCTAGCTGGAATTGCTCTATCCATGAGCAATCTAGCTGCTGTCATATCACCATTTTTGGCTTCTCGTATGATTGTACGAATAACAGCTTTAAATTCTTTGTTCATCTCTCCTGCAAATTGATCAATTAACTCATTTTGCATCTGAGTTAGCTTGTTCTTAGAGCCTTTAGGTCTTCCTGCAGGGTTTAACGAAGGCCCACCTTTAACTAAGGCTGGGTTTCCTTTTGATTTTGCCATACTATCTGTTGTTTACGTACATTGTTACTTCAAAGCCGAAGCGAACGTCTACGTAGCTAGGTTTTTTCCAATTCATTTTATAATATCTTTAATTTTTTTTCTGTTTAATCTTACAACCCTAAAAGTTCTGTTGCTAGATTTGGCGTTAAATACGCTACGGTTAATCTCTTCTGAAAGGCCCGAAGAAGTTTGTTGGTTTCCGCCAACGTAATGTATGCGCCCTGTTACTTGATCTATATCGTCTACAAGAGCTACGTGACCTTGGCCTTTTTCAAAACTTCTTGTTTCGTCTTCTAGTCGTTTATTGTTACTAAAAATAATAATATCTCCTTTTTGAAGATTTTTAAAATTTATACCATAAGGATTATCTTTAGTTACTTTTCCTTTGTTTGTTGTCGAATCATAAATTAACTCTCCAATTCTAGAAAATTCTGTAGCTCTCCGACTAGCAATTTTAAAATTGCTTTTAGTAGGAAATTCTATAATACCCGCATCGTTTGCTGGTATTAACTTTGTCATAAAATCAGGGTCAGCAGTGTTTAATATTCCGTTCAAAAACGCAGCGCACCAGTTTGCAACATTAAGGTCGTCTGCGCCTGTCTTATCTAAAAAAGGTTGCATAGCTTCTTGAAACACTGGATTATTTTCGTTATTAAAACCTATATAATCTGGATCACTTAAAAAATTTTCTTTTGTCCATTCTAGTGCGTTAAGGCCCGTTGCTTCGTCACCTACGTCAGTTAAGTTATAAGTAGGAACTACCCTATGTTCTTGTGGTAACTTTCCAAATTGTTCATTTTGCCAAGCAATCCCTGCGGGGTCTTGGGCTTTCGAAATAACCTGTGTAAAGTTGTCGTTTTCCCACGAATCAGAAAGTTGTGGCTTTATTTCTTGAAGTATTGGGTTGTTTAAATTTAAAGCCTCTTCGTCAGTCATAAAAGGGATAGTATCTTGTATTACTTGGCTAGGCATACCTTGCGTTTTTAACGCCGTTTCTAAAGGGTCGTATCCTTCGACGTACGGCATAGGTTCAAATGGTAGCGCCACTTACTTATTCCTTTGCATTGCTGCGCTTCCGAAGTAGAAGCCTATAATGTTCATAATAGCTACAGGTAACCACTCTGGGGTTACCCACCCATCTAAGGTTAAATACTCTGTAACTACTCTTGTGTTATCTATAATACCGAATAGGTACTTACTTCCTGTAGTAGTTTCCATAGGTATGTTAGTAACCTGCCCCATTAAAGGGGCAAGAAATACAATGCCTATGCCTGAGAGCATAGCCGTTACTACAATAAATCTTCGTATCCAAGCTGCATTAGGATTCTGGTAAGCTCTAGCACTGTCTACAGTCTCTTGGACTTGTTGGTTAGCTTGGAGCATCATCTTATGCTGCTCAGCCTTGTCTGCCTGTGACTGAGACCACATCTTCATTATACCGCCTAAAGCGGTACTACCGAGCATAGACATAGCCTCTACAGGCAAACCAAACATTACTTACATCTCCAGCGTTTTAAGGACGCTGCTTTCCTAGTCGGTCTTCCTTTAGAGTCTTTCATCGGGCCAGGCATACCTTTCATTCTAGCGCAGAAAGACTTTCTTCTTTTTGCTGCTTTACTTCCTGGTTCAACTTTTCCCGTCACTGCAGTCTGTAACTTGCTTCCTGGATTCTCTGCTCGATGTCTACGTACTCCGGCTTTAGTCATTCCTGCTCCAGCAGAAGTCTTGCGATAGTTAGGGCTTTTGCCTGTAGTAGTTCTACTGACATTTTTCTTTCTTTGCCTACTTGCTGGGCCTACACCTGTTCTAGCCATGTTATACGCTTTTAGCTTTTGTTTGTGCTTTCTTAGATAATTCTTTTAGGTGATACAGCCTTTGGCTGGTTTTACCGTGGGTTTTCCCTGAGTGGAGCTGCCCATTAGCCATCTTATGACTTCCGCCTTTCCACTCTGTTCCATCTCTTTTAAAATGTTTAACACCTTTCATAGCTATAATCCTAGCTTTGCTGGGTTCTGTCTAAGCAGTCTAACTAGGTACGTTAGCCCATCTTCAGAAGCTTTATCGTTTGGAAGTTCTTGTTGTGGATAGGTAGGTAGCGTTGCACTACCAAAGGCTGTCTGGTTCTGTGGAGAATTAGAACTGAAGAAGCCAGGGAAGCTCTGTAATCTTTTATTATCTACTCCCTTCGTGGAAGGGGTAGACATGAAGGAACCATACATGGATTCATTAGGCAAGTAATTATTCTCCTATTTTCTATAGCATACATTACTTTATCCTAAAAGTCAAGCACTTTATAATAGTTCTTAGTTCACCCCCCTTGGGTGGATACTATCTGCATGAAATGCAGAGAGTCTCTAAGAGAAGTAAGTAAGTAAGTCGTCCCTTTAAGGGGACGTTCTCTCTTCTTCCTTTCTAATTAATACCCTAACAGAAAAACTTTTAAAAGTCAAGTAGTAGAGTGTTGTATTTATACCACATTCGTGCTCGCAGAGTGCGAACACTAACTAATTAACTCTAATTACTAGGGGTATTTAATCTATCTGTTTGATTTCTAAGGAAATAACCCCTTTTAAGGGAGTTCTTCTAATCTGGCATTTCTTTAGTTAAATATCTTCTTCTATCTTCGGCTATCTTCTCTTAACTTCGGGGTTCCTGTGTCCTCTTCTCTTGTACAATTGTGGGTGACTGAGTACCTGTGAACCGAAACTTAGGGGGGCGGGGGCTTACGGGGATATGATAAAGCCTAGGATAGTGCTCAGATAGTCTATTGAACCATAGATAGAGTGTGATTATGGATAACTATGTGGATAAGATGTGAGTAACTCTTGGAAAATGTGGATAACCCTGGATGCACCAAGATGGTGCAAGATACTGCACCTTAATAGTGCGAGGGAAAGAGTGGGAATGGGTACTACATTACCGAGCTAGTGATAGCGGATTTAAGAGCACTTGATAGCGGATTGATAGCAGAGCTAGGGGCAACGGATTTGAGTGGCTTCAAGGACATTGTGTGAAGCCTATCTTTTAGACTCAGTCTAAGTAACATTACTTAGCGGTAATGTTCAAGAGCACTATAAATCTGTATGCTTGGGGACAAGTTAATTAAGAAGGGTTTAAACAACATGATAAGAGAACAATGGTTAGAAGAAGCGACAACACTATTAGATAGTGAAGTCTTTAATACTGTAGGTTACAGGATACCGGATGATGTTAAGGTATCTTGTGGCTGGCCAGTGTCTGGCGGTGCATCACGACAAGCGACAATAGGTCAATGCTTTAGCCGTGCGGTATCGTCTAATAATGTAAATGAGATATTTATTTCACCTAAGTTGGACGATGCTATCGAAGTATTGAGTGTATTAGCACATGAGCACATACACGCAATTGATGATTGTAAGAGTGGTCATAAAGGACTATTTAGGACTATCGCTAAGAAAATAGGACTTGAGGGCAAAATGACCGCCACAACAGCAAGTGAGGCTTTAAAGGTTAAGCTTGAGGAAATAGTGAACAAGATTGGTGTGTATCCACACGCTAAGTTGGACTATACAAAACAGATCAAGAAACAGTCTACTAGAATGATAAAAGTAGAGTGCTCTGAATGTGAGTTCAGTTATAGAACATCAAGAAAGAATATAGAGTTAATGGATAACTTCACTTGCAACGCTTGTGGTGACCTCACACTTGAGATAGTGTGAGAGCGTTTAAACAGTTTATAAACTTAAATAAAAGGATACATTATGAATATAACAGTAAAAATTAAGAATAATTTTGGCAATGAGGCAATCTATCCAGCTTGCGAGCATAGCAGATTGTTTGCCGAAATAGCGGGTACAAAGACTCTCACTAGAGAGACCATAGAAAAAATTAAATGTTTGGGCTACCTTGTTGGAGTAGCCGCACCTCAAAAACTTTAATAAAGGCATACTGAAGAGACTTTAATAGTCGAAATTCCCGCAAGGGAATCTATGTCAAAATTATTTAAGGGAATAATTCACAATGAAAGATTTAAAAGTAGGGCAAAACAAGGGTAATGCTAGAATCTGGTTAGAGATTCGAGAGAGTGAATTACATTATTCACAATGGGTTAAGGGTACACGATACGACAGAAAAATAACTGACGAAGCTATTGTTATCGTGGCGTCAGATACGGGGAAATATAAAGTATCCGGTAAATCCGGTTTATCTATTATAGATATATCTGGTAAATGGTTAACGAAATGGGTAAATGGTTGCACCCGTGTTCAAGTGACATACAGCACCGAAACAACAATAAAGATAACAAGGGGATAACATGGAAAACTTACAACAGGTGCACATTACACACAGTAAAGGCCCTAAAAACAAACTAGACAGCATTGACTCTATTAGCACCAACACATTAACCAATAAGTATTGCATGGCTATGAATTCTGCAGACAATGGCG